CCTGGATGATTTACTGTAAGTAAAATTTTAGATGCTGTAGTTACTTTAGAATTATTTACTGTAAATGCTGCATTAGAACCTCCTGCTAAAGTACTTGATACTGTAGTAATAATTCCATTATGTGCATTAACTGTAACAGCTGTACTTATTGCTGTTAACTGAGTTACATTTGCTGTATCATATAATGATTGCAAAGGTGCTGCATTAACCGCAAGAGAAAGATACTGATCATCACGAGATGGGTCTTTTGCACCTACCGCAAGTAAACTAGCTGTGTCTGTTGGAAGGGTAGCTCTATAGTTACCTGCTTTAATCCAAGAAATAAAATTTAAAATGTCCATGGCTATAAATATTTTTTGTATACATTATAATATACAAAAAATATTTATAAAAACAAAACTATTCTTCTAATGTTATAGGAGATTCATCATACTATATCTTATATACTACCACTACTACTTGCTTTTTAAAGCTGCAACAAATAGGTTGATGTTAGTATATGCAACATTATTAATGGTGCATGACAAGTCCAATAGGATAGTCCCTTGATCTGTTGGCACATGACACTGTGTTTCTGAGATAATCTCAATCTCACCATCAAACAGATACTCTGAACTGTTCATGATAAATCCATTAGGTATTGTTATTAGATTAAGCATACTTTATAATTCTATTTGCTGTCATTACTGAACTATCCGCACCATTTGTTAATTGAATAGCAAAAATTAAATAAGTATCAACTGTCGGATTATAAGAGACATTATATACAGCTGCTACATTTTGTTGAATATCTGTGACACTTGCAATGGACGTTGAATTAGTTGACAAAACAGAACTATTATAAAAAAATGTTCTTTGATTTTGATGAGTTGTAATACTAGCACCACCTGCAATAGTATAAAAATTTGATATTAAACTTGCACCTGTTAAACTATTTGATGTATTTACATACAATCTATAGTTTCCACCCCCAACAGAGCCAGTTTTGCTAAATCTTGCAATTATATCTATTGAATTATTGTTTGTTATTGTATTTGCTGGTATAAGTACGCTTCGTGTTATTGTATTAGCAGTTGTACCCGTTACTACTGTAGCACCTGTTGTTAAAATTGATAAAGTAGTAACACCACCACCCCCACCGCCACCAGTGTACTGAGGAATATTCAATGTTGAACCAACTAATGTAGCTGGACCACTTGTTCCTGTAGTAGTTAATGTAATAGCATTTTGTTTTGCATTCCATGTAGCTGCTGATGCAATTCTACTATCTGCTAATGTGCCAGTCCAACCTAGTGTTAATGATGTAGCCTGTAATAATGCAGTAGATGGTGAACCACCTAAAGTAAGAGTTACATTAGTATCATCCGTTTTTGTTAATGCAGCCGGAGTTACTGAAGGTATAGTAGGGAAAGTAGCTAAAGTTCCATCACCTCTTATATATTGTGATACTGTACCGGTAGGTATAGGATAATAAGTACTGGCTGCTAATGTAATTGTTAAATAAGGTGTCAGAGCTGCACTTGTAAGATACCCTGCTGGATTACTTGATAAAGGATAGTATAATGCGTTATAAGTACTTGTTCCATTATTCCATACTACAGATGGGTTAGGATATGTACCAGATAAGTCTCCACCCGCGGGACCACTAGGTGCTCCTCCACCACTAATAGTTTTAGGCTTACCATCTGATCCTGTTACTTCAAGACCAGCACCAAATATATTTCCGTCTTTATCTACTACTTGCATTAGTATGTTATTCCGTATGCATAATAAGTTGTACCTACTATATTAGAGAATGCTTTTAATTCATCTCCAGGATTCAGAGCATATGTAAGGTTATCTGTCACTGTGTCGCCTGCAGATAAACTCAGATTATATAAAAGAGTTGTTGTGGTTGTTGCGGCATCATACTTATACAACTGTATAGTATAAGCCAAAGGATTATTAAATCTAAGATTCATTACTTTAGACAGTATTGCATTAACACTAGTAGTACCAGTAGCTAGTACTGTACCTGTTGTAGATAATGTTCCCTGAATACTAAACTCTCCCATATAGTAATATACTAAAAAATCTTAACATAAAAAAATCCCTAGTAGTTAAGCTAGGGATTAAGGAGTTGCCGATAGAAATCAGCCAATTATATAACCTATAAAGAACATAATAATCATCATAAGTGCAATAGCTAGATTACTCAACTGTCTTGCTGCCTTATCTTCTTCCCATATATGGTAGGTATGGTTGTAATAAGGTTTAGTCAAATCAATAGAAGCTCTCCATAAAAATGCTACAAACAGCAATACTAAACTTAGTAGTATGGTCTTTATCATTATCATAATGAATCTATTCTTCTTTGTAAATATACTAAAGCTTTTTGTAAATCTTCTTTTTCCTTAAATTTATTTTTCTTCCCAGCTCTTGCAATATATTTAATTACATTACCAAGATAAAAATCTTTGTCAAGTTCCCAAGCTTCTAATACTTTGAATACTTCATAAGCATTATCCTTACCACCATAGTATTCTGGTCTTGGTCCTTCAGATAAATCTACTATTCTATTTCTATAATCATCACAAAGTTTACCTTTGATTTCAGGATTAACTAACTTAGTATGAGCAGGATAGGGCACAGCAGTTGTAGTATATATAGTTTTTTTCCAATCTTCATCTGTAATGTTAACCATAACTTACCAGATTATAACTACGTCACCTTCATTAAGAACTAACTTAGTTTCTCCATCAATATCAATACGCTCAACTACTTCTAAGTTAAGTGCACTTGTTATGATATAGACTTTGTCTCCAACAGCTACTTCTTCTACCTTATCACCTACTGCAAATACATTCAATTTGTTCCACATCTTTACAGCTTCTGCCATGATGATTTCCTCATCCTTTGCACTTAACTGGATTGATGACTCTTTTCTTTTAGGAATATCCAATAGGATAGTTCTTCCTCTTAAACTTTTAAAGGGTGTGCTCATTTTGCTTAAATTACATTGTTATTACTTTCACTACTGCCATTTGTGCATTGACTATCTCGCCTACTGCATGATCAAATAACAAACTCTTTGCTGCATTCTTAGTATCTTCTGTATATCTACGCTTTAAAATCTCAGCCATTTCTGCAGCTAGTTCTTTTACTCTACGTACATCTTCATCTTTGTGTAGATTCTCAGGATCTATTCCTGCAATTAATTCTCCAAAGTGTGGCACTCTTGTTTCTTTAATTACCACTTGTTGTTCTTGTTCCATATATGTATCAAATTTAATTCTTGCTTCCAAGTTAGTTTTTGACTCAGCTGTTAACTTTTGCCATATGTCTAACTGTTGTGTTGTCATATCACAGTCTCATATGTCATATCAAAGATATCTTCTTTGCAAGCATAAAACTCTCCTTTAACTCCTTTGATAATGTAGTCTCCTATTGAAGCTGACATATCTCCTTCTAGAGTAGATATGATAAGATCTTTTGTCTTGCCACTTGAAGTTATATAACAACTATCACAAAACTGTAAGACTTCTACATTATTCTCACCAGTCCACTGAACGGCTTGAATTACAACTGGTTTCTTTCTGTAGAATGTCATGACTATTGGTTTGTACAAATATAAAAAATATTTCTAAATAAAAAAGCCCAGACTATAAAATCCGGGCTTCCTTAGTTTTTAACTTTTTAAACTTTCACTATGAACACAACAAATATATAAAAAATATTTTATCTACCCTGAGAACGGTAACTTTTTTTGTAATTCTTGCTTTTCTTCAACTTGCTAGTCTTTGACTTTGAGTGAACTCCCGGACGGGAAACTTTTGTTGAGGTTAACTTAGTAGTACCTTCTTTAATCTTTGCCATTGTTTATTTTATTTAAAATCTAATTTGTAAATGTTCTCCGTTAACTCTACAGTTTAAAATACCTGCAAATGGAGTTGCTTCAAATAAATCTGCTGAGATTATTTGATAAACATCTTCTTCTTTTAATACAGGTTTAATTGTATTGTAGAAAGCAACTAATTCTGCTGCTTTATCTTCAGATACCGTACCTTCTCTTTGAGCTTTAATACTTTGTGCCAAAGTTAATTTAGCTTCTTTGTCTTCTTCATTAGTTGACGCCATAAGAGCTTTTTGCTCTGCTGTTAATTCTACTTTAAGTATCTCTACCCAAGTTCCTTCTGTAATTGATTTATAATTTTTAATATTATTGATTGTTTTGATTGTTATTTCCATCTATACATAATACAGTTCTACCACTCCCTGATACAGTTTCAAATGTACCTGATGTTAGTCTGCAATAATATAAAAAGCCATCAAGTGTGCCGCTACTGGCAAATGACTGATCTCCACCTGTGCAGTTATTAAACACACCACTTGCTATGCCACCACCACCACCACCAAATGAATAGTCTCCACCTATACAATCTGTAAACGTACCATCTGCTGTGCCACCTGCACCACCAAATGCTCTACTTCCATTTGCTGAGCAATTAGTGAATACACCACTTGCTGTGCCTTGACCACCAAATGCTCTAAGTCCACCTGAGCAATTAGTGAACGTACCATTTGCTAAGTTATAAGCACCAAATGACTCAGATCCACCTGTGCAGTTAGTAAACACACCACTTGCTATGCCACCGTCACCACCAAATGAACCACTTAAACCTGTGCAATCTGTGAACGTACCACTTGCTATGTTACCATTACCACCAAATGAATAGTCTCCACCTGAGCAGTTTTCTACTCTTAATAAATTTAATGAATTTGCTATAGTAAAGTTTAATGTTCCAACATCAACGCCTCTTACAAATACATCATTTGCAGTTATCTCTATTGTAGTTGACCCGTTAAATACTATACTTTTATTTCCATCTAATGAAACTAAGTCAATATAATCAGTATTCATTACAAAATTAACAGTGCTAAAATTATAACTACCGGGTGCAGCAATTACAGTAATTCTATTTGTTATACTTGGAGACATACCCTGAGCAGTAACATAAGCTGCTTGTAGCTCTGCTGCATTCTCTATATCAGTTCCATCTGCTACTACAAATACATATTGAGTTCCTCCTAATCCACCACCTATTTGAGCAATAAAATCTTCTACAGAAATAGCACAGGCTATGTACCCGTCATCTCTTTTGTTGTCCTTTACACCTAATGGTATAAGTGTTTTAACTTGGTTTACTGTATTAACAATACGTCCTCCCTTAATCCAGGAGATAAAATTTAGTATATCCATTGTTATTTATATTAATTGTATACTCTGATTTCTAAATATATAGGATTTCCACCTGAATCGGCTAGTGCACCTGTAGTATCGTAATTTAATATTTGTATTTTACCTGCATCAGGACCACCCCCAACAATATTACTTATTGCATTAACATTTCCTCCTTGTACTACTATGAATACTTTTAAAGTACTAAAAAGAACAGGTGTTATTCCAGAAATTATATATTGCCCTGCGCTAGAATATGAATATGTAGGTACAACACCTAAAGTATTTTGTAATACCGTAGCTACAGGAGCACTTACTGCAACCTGAGTTAATACAGCAGTGTACAGTTTATACGGAAGACCTACTTGAGCAGCAAAATTTGCTACAGTCATAGTACCAGCTAAGTAACTATCATCACGGTTAGGATCTTTTAATCCAATAGGTAAAAGTGTAGTTGCAGGATTTACTGAGGTAAAGTATCTACCTTTTTTAATCCAGCTTATGAAGTTTAGTATGTCCATGAGTATTTCTTTATAGTATAATATACAAAAAAAATTTGAAATAAAAAACCCTGGCTGCTATAACCAGGGTTCAACGCGCTAAATAAACTCATGTCCTCGTTTGGACTGTCACAAATATACAAAAAATTGTGACAAAAAAGTATATTATATTATACATAACTGGTCATATAAGGATCAAAAGTATATTATAATGTCACTTATAAGTCACATTAACTTGTGATTTCGGGGTTAATGACGGATATATCCATCATCATAACCTGATGATATCACACTATAATGTGAGTTTTGTAAGGTTATACCCTGATGCTGGGGGCACCTAACGTCAGGCTATACCCTGAAATTATTCATTGTCATAAAACATTCTTTCTGAATCTTCTGTATTCCATTTCTCAAATCCCTCACAGTTGTAATAATCTTTGTTGACCATGTAGTCTGGTTTCTCTGGGAATGGTTTAGTTACAAAACTAGGTTCAGACCATTTGATTCTATTGTTTGGTTGTAGAGCTATCTGGCCGTTATCAAGTAAAATGATGTGGTGGCTTTTATGCTCTAGTGGATCTTCAGCTAGAGATAGGTCGGTATTAAGGTCACCGGATCCCCAGTTTATTGTACCATAATAACTACCCGGGTAAAAATTGTGATCTTTCATGTACACTTCTACTCTAGTATCATATAGATAAGACAGATATAATAGAGTAAAGTTATATGAGAAACAATTCCATATCTGTAAATAGTGGAATGGTAGATCTGGTTCCGGCATCTTAGGTTCATGCAGTAGAGCATGACTAGGTAGTTTGTCCCTAAGTACTCCATTCTCTAACAGTACTTGAAACAATGCTGCTTGTCCCGGCATACATCTCACAGATATAATTACCCCTGGTGTTAATTCTCCTTGACCTTTCTTATGTTGGTACATGTATTCATTTCTTACAAATACCTTAAGTGGAAAGAAGTTGTGTTCTATATATGCCATATTATATTTTTTTACCTAGTTGTCTAAATACTATAGATATTCTTT